TAACGATATTTTTTTAATTCATTAGAACCCCACGATTCACTTTTACCAGTCCAAAAGTTTTCAATAGCATATCCGTCATCATCAAAACCACTAAATAACTCATACACACTTTCTGATAGTGATGAGCCTATAAATATCTTTCCGCCATCTTTTGCGAATGTTCTTGCGTTGTATGATGTAATATCAACAGTTTGATTGACCATATCACATAAAAGAATAATGTTATTTGCATCTGCGTTAATTGTTTTACAAGCGACAACAACATATCTACCGAACGTGTCTAATACACAATCATCATACTCATAGTTTGCAAATTTGAAATGCTGGAACAGTGCGAAAGGTTCAACAGCATCTCCTGTGGTGTTTTTCTGCAAGATAGTAAACTCTGGCTTTTCTGGTCGTGATGTGTTGATAAAAACAATACCTTTATCTGTTGAGATTGATGCACGCCAAGAAGGTAATCCAACTTCTTTTCTGAATACATCGTTTGATATAACTAAATCACTTGTATCAATTGCGAAAAGATACGTTGATTGAGATTTCATAGAATAATAACCTCCTGTACCGATAAGGACATTAAGAATAGCATCTCCTCCTTCATCTTGAGGAATACGAAAGCCTTCGCCTGCTAAACGTGTTGCTGATTGTGTAAAATCTGTAATTCCACTGTTGTTAGTGTTCTGATGAACATACGTTGCAAGCACCTGTACGCCTGCTGTAGGTGCGATTGGGTAAGTTAGAGTATATGTGCCAGTTGTGTAGTTAATCGTGCCTGTAGCCCCTTGTGTGCCTCCTGACGCTATGATTAGACCTACGTTGTTGTCTTGTGAAGTGACTAAACCTGCAACGATAGCAATATCGTAACAAGTATTCTTTGGATTACCTGCTCGAAACGCTAAAGTTCCTGAAAATACAGTCTGTGTGCCATTACCTGTTCCTAGTAATTCATTAGTTATTGTTGTGTCGGTAGTATTATCGACAAAAGAACCTCTAAGAGCTGTTCCGTCATTTGCTAAATCCCACATAATCATACGCCCTTTATCAATAATTGCTTTTCCTTTGAAGTTCTTTACTGCGTCATACATATCAGTGAAACTTTCTGGGTTTGCTGTGTGTATTTTATATATTCCGTCTACTCCGACCGCAAAGGTAAAAGTACCAGCTAGTGATGAGTAGTTAGCGAAAGAATAATCTGCACTTGATGTAAGACCTGTAACAGTATCAGTCCATGTTGAGCCATTTAGATATTGTATCTTTGTTCCAACTTTGCGAAAGTGAACCTTTGTTCCGTTAGCTTTATATCCAAACTGTTCTCCTGTTACTGAACCTGCAACACCAGTTGCACCGATAACAAGTTTTCCGTTGATAAGAGCAATCCTTCCGTCTTGTGTGTACCAGTTCATTTCATCTGCTGATGCATCACTTGGGATATTCTCAGAATCAAGAAGATTATGTGTACCTTTTGAAAATAATGAGATTTCTTTATCCATATTAATAGTTAGTTAGTTGAGCGTTCCATAGTGCAAGGTCTGCAAGATAGTTTTCATAAAGAGCTTGATTTTCTGGTGCATAGCTTTTAGCCTTTGGAGATAATTGCACGATGTCATTTTCAACTGCCATACCATAAACAAGAATATCTTGAAAACGATTTGGAATAACTGGAGTATCTGATGCTGTTAATGTAGCTGGGAATTTTATATAATCCATGAAGTAAGTTGTTGCTATTGGAATACCTGTAAAGACAATTCTGTTGTTAGCTAAATCTAGGTAGCAATACCCTCCATTTCCAAGATATTTGTATCGGTCTGAATAGTTTACTACTTGATAAGGTGCTTTATTTGTTCCTATGTAAATAACTCTAGGATTTGCGTTTAATTGAACTGCAATAGAATTGTCTGTCCAGTTATAGTTATCATAGAAGAAAGAAAAGTCTGTAGGTACTGTGATATAAAAACCATCTATTCCTGAACCAAGTAGTGTTCCTGTAAGTGCTGTTTTTAGAAATTCCCAAGCTCGGTCACTACATACACGTTGATAAACACGATTCATGACAATATACTCCTCTGATGTTGAGAGTTCTGTTATATCGCTTATTTGCAATTCAAAGTTTGTAATTATTTCTGATGCTATCATGTTATCTAGGTTATTTTTTAATATCCACAACCCAAACCCTGTAAAGGGTCTGAATGTAAACACTAAAGGTTATACCACCGCTAGTTTCACGTTTAGGAATTTCTTTTGACCATCCGCAAATGTTTTGAGACCTGCGAGATATGAACTAAAGACGTTGTTTCCACGGCGGTCTGCTGTCTGTCGAATATCGACTTCTGTCATACTTTGTACTACCAAGTCAATAGCTCCTTTCTTACCATAATAGCAGTTTAAGAAGTTAAGTGACCAAACGTCGGTAGCGTCTGTAAGTGTTTCAGAAACAAGTACACGTCCACCTCCAGTTTTAACAATAGACAAAGTGTTTGCTGTGTCGTTGTTTGTTGCAACAACTCCTGAAAGCAATTTTCGGTTTGCTGCTGATACTTCAAAGTATCCAGTATTTACGTCTTTTCCTGTAAGTGAAGCGTTGAATGCGTTTGCAAGAATTGCACGAGTTGCATCTGCATCTGCTCCAATATCAAATTCTCCTGCTACTGATGGTACTGCACGAGCTGTCCATACAACGCCGTTGTAAGTGATAGTATCTGCTGCTGTTACGTTTGTCGCTAGTGCCAATACTGATGATGAAGTAAGGTTGCTTGAGATAAACATTTCTGCTGAACCAACATCTCCAACGTATCCGTTCTTGAATGCTGAACCTGCGATGTCAATGTTCTTTGAGATGATAAACTCTGAAATGTTTGCTGCTGCGTAGTAATCTACAACGAGAGCCATGTTTGACATGATGTCAATATCATTTGCGTTTCCTAGTTTAGCACCCATTCGAGTTGTCATTTGTGGAACTGTAGTTGATGAAAGTGTGATTGGAGTTCCTGATGAAACACCAGTTGTAAGGTCACCTGTATCGAATGTTGCTCCTGCGTTCAATACTTCTGCGAAACATCGTCCGTCAAGGTCTGCTGCTAACTTTCGAGCGTTGTGGCTACCTGCGAATTCCATAGCTTTTAGAGGTCCTGTTTGTTTAACTTCTCCGTCTGAAAGGTGGAATGCCATTTCTTTCTCAAGGTTGATAGTCAAAGCTTCTGTTGTATCTGTGATAGAGTCAATAACTGACGCTGCACCACGAGTTACTGAACGTACTTCTACTCCTGAAAGGTCCATAGCAACACGAGTAACTGAACCTCCGTATGTAAGCATAGGCTCCAAACGCATGTTCATTATTTTCTTTGCTACTAATTTTTTATCGAAAATCTCTTGATAAGTATTATCGAATGCTACTTTATAATCTGTCAATGCCATATAATTTGTAAATTTAATCTAATCCCCAATCATAGAAATTAGAAACCTCTTGTTAGCATGTTCGCATTGTATTGAGCTTTCTTCTTTGGACTTTTCATAATCTCATTAAAGTAGGCAATATCTTTTTCTGCTCGTGCTAGGTCTAAGGGTTCTGGGTCGTTTCCTCCCGCTGGTTGTCTTGTTTCTATAGTACGCTTTCCAGTCAAAGCATTACCATATGTTTCTTCAAGTAATTGAGAAACTGTTTTGTTTTTGTTTTCTGGGATTTTAGCAAGTGATTTGATAACATTTGCATTTGCAATAGACTTGAACTCTGGTCCTCTGTCTAATGCTTGTGCCATTTGTTTATCAAACGCTGTTTCAAATCTTTCTGCTCTTTCTTTTGCAGACAATTTGTCTGAATACTTTTGGTCAAGTTTTGCAGTAGCTGAATCGACAAGGCGTTGTATAAACGCTGGGTCGGTATCAAATTCTTCTGCGATACTATTAACGTCTACATCAATATCACTAAGAGATTGACCATGACTAATAGATTCTTGTAGTGCCTTTAATTCTTTTTCGACTGCCTTTCGTGCTTTCTTTTCAGCAACAAAAGCGTTTTGAGAAACAACTCGCTGTTCAGGTTCTTCTTCTCCTTCAAGCTCGGCTATTGTTTGTTCGTCTTCTTGAGTATTTTCCTCAATAGTTTCCGCAGTTTCTTCTGCTACTCCTTCTGAAACAATATCCTCTGTTTCTTGAGCATCATTTTGGAAATCTTCCATAATATTTAACATTTTTACAAAGTTGCACTTTGGAGTTTTTTGTCCGTCTCTCAAACGTATAGATTTAGAGTATCTCTACTCCCCAATATAATAATTATACCACATTACGCATCTTTTTAGAGTAATGTAGCTTGTTCTAGTATCTCCGACCGATTGGGGGTTAGTCTTCAATACCAGAAAGAGCTACACTACTCTTTGGTTATTCTGCTTCGTTAAGTTCTTTCTCTAACAGGTCTTGATAATATTCCATGTTGCCTTGTGAGCTTGTGATGACTTTGATAAGGTCTATGTTTACTCTTACTTTAGCCCCTAAAGCGATGAACTCTTGCTGTGTAAGTGTGTTGTGATTGTCTGCAATATTTTCAATAGCACTTATAACATCTTTAATCATACCTTTCACAATCGTCTTACCACCTTCGGAATTGCGTATCTCTGCAATAGATTTCTGTAATCCTAAATCTTCTTGCAACATTTCAACCTTTTCTTTATCAATCATATTATTTATCTCCTTCAATTTGTAATTCCCCTTCGACAACTTCTGCACTAGGGATAAGAGCTAGTTCTGGTATTTGTTTAAGTACCTCTGCTAGTTCTTCTTTGTCTTCTTGTAGTTGTACTTCGCACTTTTCCATATTCTTTTGGAATACATCTCGGCTAGTTTTTGCGTCTTTGTACGCCCACACTACATGGATTTGTTCTGGTGTTAGCTTTTTAATAAACTTGTGATGATGCTCTATGTTTTCAACAATAGCGTTTCGATGAGTAAACATACCCTCTTGTTCTTTCCTGTGTGTTTCTACTTCTGCGATATTGTTTTCAAGTTCGTTTATAGAAAACTTAATCACATATCCGTGCTTTTCGATAATCCTATCTTTAAGATTAGGAAACTCTAGTTTTTCATCAGTTGCGTCTATGTTAATTTTTTTAAGCTCGTATTTCATATTTAGAATTGTGGAGGTACTTCCCCATTAGTATTTATAACGTCTTTCACTTCTTCCATTTGTGTTTGCCCACCTTGTTGCTCTTGCTGTGGTCCTTCAACTTGTTGTTTAATCTGATTCATTTGTTGTTTGAACAGTAAATCATTTGCTTGCTTGACCATGTTTCTCATAATAATTTCGTCTAACCCTACAAGATATTTTGAGAGGTCTTGTAGCTGGTCACCTGTAATATGTTCTTCATTGTCTTGCATATAATCAACAAAGCGTTGTTTGTATGCTGTTGTAGCTGATTGATTAGGTGCAATCTTCTCTCCGTCAAGGATTGCTTCAATATCTCTTTCTGCTTCTGACATAAGCTCTGCACTTCCGTACTCTGAAACATCAAGTAATTGTTTGATTGTATCTTCTTCAAATCCTGCAATAGTTGCTTGTAGCTCGTATGCTTTTTGCTGGTTCTGAATAGGATTGACTGCTTGGCTGTTTAGGAACGCAATCTTTGTTCTTTTTTCTACTTCTGATAATGTTGACTCTGCATTTGATGACTCGACCATTGTTCCAAACTTATCATCTTTTCTGAATATATCTCGTCTTGAAACATCAAACATCTCTACGCCATTTGGTCCAAGAATATCAATCGCTGTTTTCTTTACCAAGTGTTCTCGTACTCCATGTTCATATAGTTTTGCAAACCTTTTATATCCGAATGAGTATGACTTGTTAAGGAATCCGAATCTATCGGCAGAGTTAGCTTGATTTCCTTCATAGATTCCTACTTTGTCTTCGTCTGACATACCTTTAGCACCTGCTGTAACTCCTGACGCTTTCTCCTGAATAGAATCAAGTAGTGTAAATACTTCGATAGGTGTATTGATTGATGGTGTCATCAGTGTCTGTACTGCTTGATTTAGGTCTATGTCTTTGTTTACTTTGATATAGCCATCTCGTCTGTATTTTAATTCTGCAAGGTTTTTTACTGCTGATACGTTTACAAGTTTAGTAGGCTTAATTATCTGTTCTGCGTTATCAAGCATTTGATTGATTGAGGTAGCTTGAGCCATAAAGATTTCTCGAACGTAATCACAGAATGATGGTGTCCAAAACTCTGTAAGGTCTGGGAACGCCGCCCAAGTCCAGAAAGGATACAAGTTTGATTCAAATATATCTTTCAAAGGTTCTACTCGTACAGCTGTTGCTCCGTCTTCTTGCAATAGTAGATAGAATCGTTCTCCTTCGTAAGTTGTAAACCACTCCCAGAACTTATACTTATTTACATCTCCAATCTCTTTGTTTTGTTTCCATACGTTAGTGTCGTATGTTCTGTTTTGTTTGTTTACTTGTTCTTGGCTCATTTCATCACTGTTTCCAGCTCCTTCAAGTAAGATATTAGTTTCAGTCTTTAGGTATATCTTATCTTTGATACCTTGTTTTAATTCATGGCGTGATTTTACTACTCCATAACTTCCTAGATAAAATGCTGATTCTAAATCAAGTCCACCTGCTGAAGGGTCAATAAGAAAGTCATAAACGTCAATAGGTTCTAGGTTTGACTTATATACTCCGTCTGGTGATTCTGCTGAATAAGAATAAATAGAACGACCATAAATAATCGCTTGTTTCTTTCCTGCAATATCTTTAATATCCCAGCTGTTGAGTTCTTGGTCTGATGCACGTAATGCGTTCAGATATTTTACTCTTTTTAGTTGTGACTCTTTACGTTTAATAAACTTAAAAATAAGAGGGTTATCAATCTTTGAAAGCAAAGTATGTACGAATGATGACATTTGTCCCAAATCTACGTTAGCTCTTGCTGACGATTGATTGATTTTGCGTGAATAATACAAGTCTTCGTTGATTTTCCAGTTAGAAACCTTACCTTGCTTGTATTCTCGAGCAAATTCTATTTCTTTTAGTGCTTGCCTGATGATTAGTTGTCGTTTTTCAAAAGATATTACCATTTATGTGATTCCCCAATCACTTATTGTTATTAATACAAGTATTATACCATATTCTACATCCCAATCGACGGGTAAAGTGGTTCTTCTTCTTCCCAATACTCCTCAATTACCTCTTGTTCATGCGGATTTAGTGATTGAATAGCATATCTGACTGCATCAAGTGCATGGTCAAGCCCTCCTTCTGGTGTATTAAGAGTCTTTCCTTCTCTATCTTTCATCCAAGTGTAGTTTAGATATTCTTTATACAGGTTTACCGAACGTTTTGTTATCCAAATAGGTATTCCTTGTATTAATTGTATTCCTTGAGTGATACTTCCTGCACCTTTCTTGGCACCAATAACAGGTAATCCATAAGAAACCAACTCATCATTAGATTTAGGCTCTGAACTATCCGCAACAGTAAGTATGTCATCAAATAGTTTTAAGGCATCTGATATAGCTTTATTAGACATTCCTTTTTTGTACAGCTTTTCATTAAGAACATATCCTCCGTTATACTTGTATATATCTACAATAGCAGTAGGGTCGTTCGTATATCCGTAATCAAGCCCTCTACGCTCAAGTTTAGCCTCCTCAGGCACATCCTCAATACGTACCCAGCCATCGAATACTCTACCTTCATGGCTTGATGGTTCTCCTAGCCATTTTGTTTTATATAAAGCTGGTCTGTGAGCTTTGTCTGATTCCATTTCATCAAACATAACCTTTGGCATCCAGTCATATTTTATAGCAACATCATAGTTTGCGTTTATAATTAAAGTGTTTGGTCTGCCTTCTAGCACTAATCGTTTGTGTACTGGGTCTTCTTCATCTAGTCTGTTGTAAGTATAAATAATCTGTGAGCCTTTTTTACGAACTGTAGGTGTAAGGATTTCTATTGATTGCTCTGATACAGTTTGAGCTTCTTCAACCCAAGCTATGTCAATACCCTCAATAGATTTAACGCTTTGTTCGTTTCGTCTTAATCCTTTGAAAAGAAAGTCTGAACCTGTAATAGTATTTACGATAGCTTTATCTGTTACAACAAAATCGTTTAGCTCGTACAAGGCAATAAGGTCTGATAGTAATTGATGAGAACTATCTGTGATAGAGTTTTGAAATTCTCTAAAGCAACCCATACGCATCTTTTCTTGTCTTGCTCGTATTAAAAGTATTCTTGCTACTGTATGTGACTTTAACGAGAAACGACCGCCATAAACGGCAGCCTCTCTCCAGTCTTTATCTAACAACCTAGAGAACTCTTTAGGTATTTGTATCTTCTTCTGATTTGGCATTTATGATTTCAACTAATACAGATTGTATATCTTTACCATTGCTAGTAATATCAGACTTGCTTTCAGCTTTACCCTCTGCCATCTCCCATACTTTAATCTTATCTATTCCTTCAAAAAAGGCTTCTTTCTCATCATCTGTCATATTTGATAAGTATTTCTTAGCATAGTCTTTTAGAGAACTACCTTTTGGTCTTCCAGCAGGGTTACCTGACTGTCCTTTCTTAAACTGCCAAGGTTGTATTCTTAACGCTCTGCTTTCTGGTTGTTCTTCGCTTGATGTTTCAGTATCCATATATTCTATTATACCATATTAGATATTATTTGTCTTTGCGTGTTCAATCCTTGCTTCTGCTATTTTGCAATACTCTGGGTCAAGTTCAATTCCTATAAAGTCAAAACCTTCTAGTATGCAAGCCTTGCCTGTTGAGCCTGAACCCATGAAAGGGTCAAGGACTGTTCCTCCTTTTGGTGTTACAAGTCTTACTAGATATTGCATAAGGGAGGTGGGTTTGACTGTTGGATGTGAATTTTTATTTATAGATTGTTCTGCTCTTGGTGTTGGCTCTCTACCTTCTTCGTACCTAAACTCTGATGCGTTCATTCTTGCTGTCGCCTTCTTCTCCTCAAACACTCCCAGCCCCTCATTCCTATCTTTCTTTGAAGCCTTCGCACAGTAGAAGAAGCGTGAGGCTGAGCCTGAGTCTGCGTATCCTACTGTTTCTTGTGCTGGTGTCTCACTGACAGACCACGTTCTTCCGTTTCCATAAGGGTTTGCTTTGTTTTTTCTTATAGCACTTCCGACTTGCTTCGTATCAGGAAACAACCCTACCACCTCATCACTTCCGTCTAAAATCAGGTTCGAAGGAAACCTGCCTTGAGGGTGAGCATCTCCTCCTGGGTGTTCTGTTTGTTTGCCTAGTATTCCTCCGCTTCGCCCTCCCTTGTTTGGTGCAACTGATTTCCACGCTTCGCCCTCCACCCTACACCCATCTATATTTATCCCACCCGTTCCCCACTTCAATACATTCTCTGCGATAGTGCTTTCAGATAGTGGCTTTCTTGCCAGAGTCCATATTTCCACTGCAGGCTTTAGAGCAGTTCCAAATCCTGCAAATTCTTTAGATTTTTCTGTCTCGCCCATTTTTATTAAAGTTTTTTCTATATTGTGAGATTTTGGGAATCCTGAGCCAAATGCATGGTAGATGCAATCTCTAATTTCAAAACCAGCGTCTTCTATCGCAACCATTACTCTGTGATGTGTTCTACCAATCCCTGCAGCCAATAGATGTGAACCAGGCTTCATTGTTTTTAGTACAAGTTTCCAAAACTCTACATCGTCAGCAGGATTTCCATTTTCCCTATCAAACTCCTTACCCATAAAATTCAAAAGGTAAGGAGGGTCGCAAACTACTGAATCCATTGATTTCTCAGGTATTTTTTTTAACCACTCGTAGCTATCCCCTTGAAGCAAGTACATTTGTCCTTTTTCTGCGTTGATATTCCCTTGAGGCATTTCGGACACATTCAGAACAGTTACGCCCTTTCTTATCCTTTCGCTTGTATTCAAATCTTGAGTAGTCATGTCCATTTATGCATTTAATCTTAATAAAATGTGGCTTTGCTGTGATACCACGATTGATATTAACTTTCGGAGTAACAGCTTCCAAGTGGTCTGGGTTGCAACACGCTGGAACTCGACATAAGTGGTCAATATGATACCCTTTAGGGATTTCACCTTTTGTCCACTCGTAAGACAGACGATGAGTATAATATTTTTTGTTCTTAATGCGTATTTCACCATAACCAGACCCATTGTTTGAGCCAGTCCATAACCAGCAAGTTTTAGTTTTTTTAACCTTATTCCAAAATGTTTCCATAATCCCATTATATCACATATCCCATAAAGTATGCAAGTGTTCTCTGTTACGATTGCATCTACAGAGTTTTCTTCTAAAGTTTTTAATATTTCTAAGCTATCTCCGTTTATTATTTTCATATTATATCTTAAGGATAGAAAGCATTACGCTTACCTACAACAAAAGGTCTGTTGCGTATTCTGTCTATTAACTTTCTGGTTTTATAATAGTCTAGCTCTTGTTGTTTATATTTCTTGTTTTCTATGTCAACTAAATCACATTGTAGTTTGAAATCTTTGTCTGCACATTTTGAGCATAATGCGTAATTTAGTTTTTCAGCATTTCTATCACTGTAACTATAATCTTCTTTAGAAAATATATGTGAGATTACTTTGCTTTTATTAGTTATGTCTTCTCTGCATAAGAAACAGTGTACTTCATAGTTTATTGTCATATTATATCTTCACGTTTTAGCTTTCTAACTAATAAATCCACTCTCCTGCCTCGTATTTTTTCATGAGCACAGTGTATGAGTATTAGATAGTGAATAAAGTAATTAGTGTTCATTTTTATTTGTTTAACATTTTATTTTTTCATTAAAAGTCTTAATGCTTCTTTATGTTCAATAATATTTCCATAAAGAGAGCTTGATAGATTTTTTGCTGATTCTATAGCTACTTTTACTCTAATGTTTCCATCCTTTATGCTTTTGAGCTGTGTTTGGTATGCTTCTATTTCCATTAAAAGACGAAAATGTTTGTCGTTTAGATATTTCTCTACCCAGTTTTTTAATCCGTACTCGTCTTGTTGCTTATGGTGTGTTTGTTCGTGGACAATAAGATGTTCTGGTAAGTTTGTATTACTATATATCTTATGGTCATAAGCAAAGATAGCATTTGGTGTAATGTCAAAGTGTTTTGAGTATTCCTTTAGAAGTGGAAACTCTGACTGTGGGTAAAGTATCATATTTATTTCTTCTTTTTTGGTTTCAGTTTTGGTTTATATTGACATTTCATATTATTTCTTTGGTGTAACTACTGGTTCTGGTAATGGTGCTTCTTTTGGTTCTACGTGTTCTGCTGGAACTGGGTTTGTAAAAAACTCAACTGCTTCTGCGATTACTTTTGCATCTTTTAATTCAAATGCTCCTGCTTTGTTTGCTAATTGTACTGCTTGAATAAGAATACTTAATGCTTTTTGATTATCCATATATATATATATTATACCATTATTTTAATAAGTCTGCGAATTTTTCTCCTCGATAGTCTATTGTCATACTTACATTATACCATTATTCATGGAAATTTCCTACAAAACAATGCAAGGTTTCACGTCCTGTTGTTTTGTTCATTTATTATTCTTTATCTTCTAAATAACCAATAAAACCATTTTTTTGTGCCATATTATCTAGGTTAAAATTATTTCTTTCAAGATAATGTTTTGCATGAGGATTTTCAGGTAGCATTTCTGCCCATTTTTTTAATGTTTCATCAACGCCTTCTTCTCTTATCTCCATAAATAAATTAGCTAGTGTATCTCTTTGTCCTATTTGGTAAAATGTGTTTTTATTCATAAATTATTCTTTATCTGGTAATGGTTTGTTTAGGGAACGTATGTCAATTCCGATTTCCTCTGCACGATTTCTAAGGTACTGGTTTACTGTTGTTTGAAACGGAGTCATTTTTGCCTCTATACCTTCCATCATCATTGATTCCACTACATTAGCCCTTTCTTCTGCTACCCCTTCACTTCTCCCTGCTTCATAACCTAAACGAAACGATGAACCTTTTGCGTTTCTACCTTGTTCGTATGCTAGTGCTGTTTCTTTTTCTATGAAAGCCCATAGCTTTTTCATATCTAGCGCAGAAATTTCATCGCACAACTGGAATCTTTGATAAGCATCCTCGAACCTTTCTTTTGTTGTACTCTCTAGTGGCTCATCCTCTCTGGTTTCTAGCTGTATCTTATCTGGATTAAATGTTTCGCCACTAGGGAATCGAACACCATAGCGATGTCTGCCATAGAAGTCATCCATCCATGTTGCCTCGTGCCATTCGCCTGTCACTGGGTGTTTTGTTTGTTGTGAAAATGTACTCATAATGTATATCTATTTTAATTTATAATCGACAATTTGTATCTATGATGGGCTTGTGGGGGCAGATAAGAATTTAACCCTTATCTACTTGAGGTCTTAAGACTGCAGTGCATGAGCCTCATCATCGCTTTCGCTAACCCCATAAACCCACCATATTTCTTAATTTAATAACTCCCCAATAAACGTCTTTGTTTCTTCTGACTGGTCGTTGAAGTTGTCTTTGGATAGGTTCCAATTCATATCTCTGAAATGAAACATTAAGTTTGACCAATCGTTTCCTACATCTCCACTTTCTGCCTCTGAGTAAGTGATAGGAAGTCCCTCGTGTTTAAGGATTGCCAACATTACAATTGCTATTGTGATAGGTTTGCCGAGGATTTCAAAGAAACTTGAGTGATGAAAAACAAATCCAATATCTACTGTCCTTCCTTCTCCGTTTGTAAATAAAACTTGTGTGTTTGATACTACCACACCTTTCCCATTCAATTTATATTGCTCCTTCAAACTTTCACTTACACATATTACCTCACACCCCTCCTCTAAAGCCATACCGTCTGTCAACTCCTGTATTCGATTGATTGTTTTTTCGTGGTTCATATTATTTTAATCCTTTTAAGTGTTCTAATAATTTCAACCATTCTTCTTTATCCATTTCCATTCCGTAGTCTTCACATTCTTCAATATCTCTAATCATCACGCCGATTGTTTGCTTAGATAGTTCTACTTTCATAAGAGTGTTTACAGTATCTGATACTATGTAACTTTTTCTTCCTAGTGCATATCGTAGTGCTGATATGTATATGTTTTGTAGGTTGTCTGTCATATTATTCTTGAATTAACTGATACTTATTCCCTCCCACTGTGATTATTTCTTCTGGCTTTGGGGTGTATAGTGGGCGGATGTCTTCGATGCTATCTTGAGAAATGCTAGTACAGTCTGAATAGTATTTCTCTATTGCACAAGTCAATAAAAACTCGTCATCACGCCAACGATACCCAAACACTTCACACCAGAGTCCGTCCCATAAAACCATATCCCCCTCGCCCACGAGCCTGCCTTTGTATTCGATAGGGGTTAGGATTTGGAGGTCTGAATTTTTGAACCAGAAATAATCTGATTTGTCTTTGGTGTATACCGCTATTGTTCCATCATTGCAGGGATAGCTTGCTTCAAGCTCTTCACCCACCATTGCTTTTGTTTCTTTGTTTGGATAACGTGTATTATCCATTACTCGCACCATTGTCTTTAGATTGTTTATGTCTTGTAGTGATTTTATTTTCATGGTTTTATTAATTACAAATCCCTATTAAATTCCCCTCGATGTCATGGTTGTACTCGATACCATTTGCGACATTTCTACTAAAAAAAGCTACTATGATGATGATGAAAAATGCTGTGAGTAGTATGTGTTTTGTTTTCATGTTAGCTTATTTTATCAAACACATAACTTACAGCGTTTATCATTTCTTCTTTAGTAATATTTTTGTATTTTATGTCATCAATCGCCATCTTAATATCTTTGTATAATTGTTGCTCAACTTTATTTTTTGAATAAACTTTATTGTTTGAGTTATAATCAATTCCTTTTATTTTTATATTCATATAATTTGTTTACTACTTAACCTGTTAATATACTTATATATTAACCCTATCCCTTTAATAAGTCAACAAAGAATATTATTTAACTGTTGATAACTTTGGTCGCCCTCTTTCACGACCTGTCTTGCTTGGCTTTGAGCCTTGTTTACTGTAGTAGTCATTGTCTTTTCCATAAAGAGCACTCCAACGACGAAGCACTGATTGCAATTCGTTTATTATTGTTGTCTTTGATTCTGGTTCGAGCTTGATTAGCTCTCCTGATTCTATGATAGCTTTTACTGCTTTTTCTGTTTCTGTCATGTTACTGTAAATAATAGCTAATAATAATTCCAAATGTTCCCATACACCAACCTACTATGACTCCTACTAAAAAATAAAATTCCATATTTATAAATTGTTTAACTTCCATTGTTCTGCTAATCTTCTTTTTGTGTTTCTGTTGTATTACTTTATTATTATGTAATAAACTTTACCTTTTTACCCATTACTTCCATAAGACCTATATCTGCATTTGTACTTAAATTAATACCCATTATTAACTGGAAAAATTCAATAGGTAGTTCCAAGCTCTCTCTATCAGGATTTCTTGCACATTGATTTAATATAATCCTTTTAATTAAATCTTGTTCACCTATCTCTTTCCATTTGTTTGTATATTTACCCTTATTCATAAATTATCTAATTGCCATTGTTCTGATAAAATTTGTTTTACTTCTTTTTCTTCTCCTTGTGTTTGATGTCGGATAAGACATTCAATTGATATAGCGTCAAAGATTAAAGTTTCCCACTTATCTTTTGAGATACCGCTCTCAAGAAATGTTTGAGCGTGTAGTTTTTCTAGTATTCTGCGTGTTGCAACGTAGCGATACTTTATTAAACGTGCTTCTGGTGTTTCTATCTCCTTGAGAGTTAGGTTTCTTCTTATAGAGTTGTGATGACCTTTATCGCTTTTCATGATATTTTAGTAGTTCAGGATTTTCGTAAATGTTTCCTATTACTTCAAAATTATCAACCCCGTAAAAGCCTACTCTCCCTAACGACCAACCTGTTTCATTCCAAGTAACACTTGAGGTCTGCCCATCGTCAAATTGTTGTCCTAAATTAAAATCTTTTTTATAATAGTTTTCAATATCTTTTTTATTAGATTCAGTAACTGTTTCTATGTACACCCTATGGATTATATCCCCCTCATAAATCTCTACACCGTTTTTGTCTTTAATTCCTGTATATTGAAGCGGTATAAGATTTCCAAATACTCCATGTAAGAAATCATATATATAACCTTTATTTTCTAATATATCTTCCCACGAAACCATTCGCTTAGCACGTACTTCCCATCCTCGAAATTCAATTTTTCTCATACGATTGTAAATAACTATCTGATAATTCTTCACTGGGAAATGCTATATCTTCGCCTGTAAGTTGCCCTAGTGATAGCCTTAACTCATCCCAGATTTCGTTTAATTCTGGTGTGGTTAATTGCTCTGTACTTTCTTTACCAAATTTAGAACGTGCCATAGACTTTATGATGTCTTTTATCGAGTGCATTGTCGGTCGTACTTCAATGTTTTTTATAAAGGCATTGAGCGGTACATTGTTTTCAATAAGTATGTCGGCTAATTGCTGGCAACCTATGTGTAATGCACCTCGTTGTTTCTTTGGTAATGACATAATTAGAAGGGAATATCTTCAGGAGATGAGTCATCTACAATGCCATAATTGGCGTCTATTTGCTCTTGTGTGCTGTTGTTTGGTGTTTCTTGGGTGTTTGTACCATTGGATGGTTTATTTCCAAATTGAGAGCTTTCCACAATGATTTCAGTTTTGTACATTTTCTTTCCTTCTGCTCCTTCCCATGATGAAGTCTTCAAACGACCTTCAATAAGTAATTGAGAACCTTTAACCATGTATTGAACAATGGTTTCTGCTTGTCGACCAAAAACTACGCAGTTGTGGTACTCGACTTCTTCTTGTTTATTGCCCTGCTTATCTTTCCACGTTCGGTTTGTTGCTAGTGAAAAGTTAGCTACTTTTTCTCCCGATGGTAACGATTTGATTTCTGGGTTTCTTGTAAGGTTTCCGATGATTGTTGTTTTGTTTAGGTACATATAATTAAAATGTTAAGTCGTTTACTATTTTGTTAATTTGCTCTAGTTTACTTTTTTGGTACTCGTGGATTTCTTGGATTTCTGTTTCAATATCAAACCTAAATATATTGAATGATATAAGTTTTAGATTTTCTGGCATCCGAGGGTCGTACATTACAAAGTGTAATACCTCTAACTTATCGTTTACAATAAAATATTGTAGGATTTGTTCGTGATAATCTTTTGGGTACTGGTTTGTTAGTTTTGCTTCTATGTGTCGAGCCGATGAAAGACATTTTACTTCGATTGCACAATTTTCTCCCTTAAATCCATCAGGACTGATTGCGATACTTGGGTTATCTTCTCTTTCCCAAATTACTAATGAAGTGTCAAATAGTATCCCTGTTTGCTCGGTGTATTTTTCTATAGCCTCTTCTTCTAGTCGTATACCCCTATCCATTGGGTTTTCATCTTCTGCTGTTATCGCAATACGTTCTGCGATAATTTCATAGTACCCTATCTTTTCACCTGAACCACGTTTTACTATAATATCTTTTAATCGCGAACCTGTGATTTTACCTCTGCGACCATCTAGCCATTCTTCTTTTGTTTCAAACTTTTTTACTATCATATTAATTTAATGTAGTTTTTAATTTGTTTTTATAATCCTCGACCTGCTTTTCTTGTATCACTGAACCAAGTGACGACCAACATTCTTTTAGCTCATCTTGTGTTTTACAGTCATCTAATTTATCAATAGCACATTGGATAGCCTCTTGCTTTTTACTTTCTTGATACTCGTAATATTCTTCCATTTCTTCTCCTGTGGCAACTTCTCCATCGGCTGAATATCCAAGAAGTGCCAACGCTCTACCGACTGAAATTGTTTCTAACTTTTCAAAGTCTTTTTGCCCTGCTTTAACTTGTAGAGCGTGACCTGTTGCATCTGCTGAAAACTCATCTGCTTTATCTTTAATAATAAAAGTTTTGAACATCATCATTCCACCTTCTTGCGGTATTGGTGTTGTTACAATACTTGCTCTTGGGTTTTCTGTCCTAAATGCTTTTAATCGTTCTGATACTTTTGCATATTGAGCACCTCCACCGATTGTAGTTGTTTTAACTTTTGTCATTTTGTTGTTCTAAATCTGATAATGGATTATATGGTTTATATGAATTTGCTTGTACGACTTTTTCAAATTCTTGTGCCCATTTTTCTACTGTGTCGCTAATCATATATTTAGAATTTCTTAAACTTATCCCAATCAGTAAAACCATTTATACAGTCAGGGCAATCTATAAAGTCTTTGTCTTCTCCGTAGCAGGTCTGCAATTCTCCATCTCCGTGACAAGTTTCGCAAGTGTTCTCTGCTATAACTTCCATTACTCCGTATGTATCTAAAATCATATTGATTGTTTTTATTAAAGATAGGTTACGATTTCCCTATCTATTAAGAGTATAGCCTA